TGATTTAATTATAAGTTAAAGAAGATATTAATTTTATCTTTTCTTTAGAAGATAAAATTAATCACAATGATTATTTTAGTTATAACTATAGTAAAGTGAAAAATTACATATTTCAAAATTCTGAAAGGTGTTAAATATGGAGATATCCTTTGGACCTTAAAATATCTAAAAAATTTCATAGCATTTTATAATATGCAAGTTAGTTTATTTTCTCAATTCTTGAGAAAAATAGCTTACAAGTGAAGTACTCATTTGGTAAAAGCCGATGCTGATACACCTGACCTGTTTGATACAATATGAAGATCTTAATATCAATCTTCCTCAGAGGCTCATTAGAAACTAAATTTGTATATCTATAAACACTTGGAAAATATTGGTACACGGATCCAATCAAACCTTGCTCTGCTATAGGAACGAAGTCACTTAATATTCTTTGTGTCTCATTTAACTGGCTAGAAATATTTTCTGGATTAATCGGGATACTATCAGATAAAATAACAATATCAGAAAATTTATTAAATAATGGCGTTGTATCTACTTCAGAATAAATTTTGTAATAATCTTTTCCAGAAATTGTAATTTTGTTATCTATCTTATTATCAAAAATAGAAAGTTGGATAAAATCATTATGGAGTATTAAATTTCCGTCTGCTACTGGAAATTCTTGGAACCCAAAATTAAATAATTTCGAAGATAGAGATAAAGTGATGTTATTCAAATTTCCATCTAGATATTCTACAGGTGCTACAAGATATATTTTAGTCGCAACATTAGGGTCATATACAAAGAATGGAGCATCATAAGTAATTCCTGGGTTTAGAACTAACATATCAGCATGTGCATCTTCTAATGCTTTATTAATTATCTCGATGAAGTGGTTTATATAGTATATGCCTCTTTCTATATACGTTTCATATTTTTGTGTATAGACTAAGTTTTTTATTACTGTATCTCCAGCATTTGTTAATTTAACTTGAAAAAGATTTGGATCTTCTGGATATATAAACAATGGGAAATTCGCAGGTAACTGAAATCTAATTACGCTTAATTTATAGTCATTACATTTATCTAATATCTGCTCTACTCTTGTTGAAGAATATACAGTAGGTATTACTTCATTGCTCTCTATAGGATTAGATATTCGCAGATTATAATATATATAATTTTGGTTATCACTCTCTTCTTTTACTTGTAAAAAACTATCAGTCATTTATTTATTTTAAGAACTATTTTTAATTCTAATTGTAATTATGAAAATCTACAGTCATCACACTCACCCAAAAATCTGGATTGTAATGTGAATTCTTGTTGATAAACGTATTGTATTCATCATCTGACAAATGAATGTAGTTCAACCTAACACAGCAATGACGCCCACAAGTTGAAACGTGTTCTTTAAATTGTTGATACTGAATCTTATTTACAATCAAATCGTAATTACTATTCTCTATTAAATGACTTAAATGTGGAACTATTTCTCCTCCCATATTCCGAATTTGGAAATCTGAAAGAGCAACTTCTTCATCAATGTAATAGCCGTACGGATCGAAGAAGTATAATGATCCTTCTTTGTATCTGTTAGTTAATAAGCAAAAATGACCTGAGTTCTGGCTCTTCTGATATAGTATAATAACACTTCCATCTTGGTCTAGAACCTCATCTATTGAATTTATGAACATAAGATCAGAATATCTTATAATTCTGCATTTGTAATCTGTTAACCTTAGCACATCATCTCCAGATAAATATATATCCTCTGCATCTTTTACAAGTTGCTCTATTCGCATTTTATTATAATTGATTATAATAAAAATTTAATTACAAGTTAAAGAACTTGCATGAATTTTTTTCAAAACAAAAAAAAAAGAATATTTTTTTTCTTTATTTTAATAAAGAAAATGGAAAAAAAAAATTGTCGTTTATGTAAAAAAGATGTAGCTATTGATTTATTTGAAAAGAATGGTAAAACTCTCAAAACTTGCAAGAGCTGCAGGGATATCGTGAGAGAAGCAAAGAAACAGAAGAAGGAAAATAAGAACACCGACTCTGATACTGGTTCTGACAGTGAGAAGGCTGTCAAGCTCGACTTCCAAGAAATTCCAGTCCCAGAGCCAGAGCCAGAACCAGAGCCAACTCCCGAGTCAGAGTCAGAGCCTAAACCAACTCCTGAGCCAACTCCCGAGTCAGCTACTACTCCTCCTAACTCACCTGTAGAAGTTCCAAAGCTAAAGAGGGCTCCTCGTAAGACTAAAGACAAGAATCTACCTTCAACCAAGCGAGTTAAATCCGTTCGTGTTAAGTCTCAATAAATAATATAACTTTCTTCTAAAAATAACTATAAAATAAATTTTTAAAAATTTTATATTTTCTATAGGTAAATATAAAATGAGTTTATCACCTGTAGTAGTACTTGACCCTCGCGTTGATGTGAGGGATGATGTCGAAAAAAATCATATTGTCCATAAGGGCGCGCAACGCGCTACACATTACGTTCAGACGGCTGACAGTTATCAGACTGGAGTATCCCCTACGCAGTCTTCTTGGTCTGTGAGTCCTCCGAGCAACCAAACTATTGTTGATCGTTTTATTCGTGTTCGCCATTATCTTGAATTTAATGCCACCAATGCAAATATCGATCTAGGTATCAATTCTGGCTTTCGCCAATTTCCTGTTTCGTCTATCTGTGACGTTGCTACTTTATCTATTAATGGTGAGCAAGTATCCGAAAATATTCAGTCTAAACTTCATGCTATGTTAACCTATGGTAATACTCCTGAGCAACGCCGTAAATCTTGGTCTACAGCACCTGCACAACCTGATTCTTACCAAGATTACGGAGATTACCTAACCTATGGAAGTGCTCGTAATCCGCTCGCAGATTTTGGAGAGAACAGCACTGAACCCAGCCGCGGCGGTTTTGAAGTAGAAGTGACGGTTGTTAATAAGACTGTGCGGGCTGTCATTACTGAGCCTATTTGGGTCAGTCCTTTGTATAATGGTATGGGTTCTCAAGTTGAAGGTATGGTGAATGTTAATCAGTTGAATCTCACTCTACGATACAATACTAATTCAGCTCGTGTATTCTGTCACCACGACACTGGTGCTATACCTTTAGGTTCATCAGTTGGTACATTTTACCAAGCTCCTGAGCTTCTTATTACATATTTGACTCCGGATATGACTCAACCTATTCCCAGTCTCCAGGTACTTCCTTACCAATCTTGCAATGAATACGTTCGTGAGTTGTCTTCAATTCCTTCAGGAAACACTTCCACTGTATTCAGTGATACTATTCGTTTATCTCAAATCCCTCGATTCGTATATCTCTTTGCTCGCCGTAATGAGGCTACTTCTACTTACGAGACTTCTGATTCATTCCTAGGTATTGAGAACGTCTCTATTCAATGGAACAACGAAGCCGGTCTCCTCAGCGGAGCTACTAAGCAAGACTTGTTTGAAATGAGCTGTAGAAATGGTTGTAATCTTTCTTATCCGGCGTGGACCAAATATAGAGGCAGTGTATTAGCACTTGAGCTTGGAAAGGACATTGGTCTGCCCGATGGTATGTCACCAGGTGTAAATGGGCAATTTACTATTCAATGTCAAGTTACGTTTAAGAACCTTGATGCTACTGCTTTTGTAGGAACTTTCTATCTTGTGGCTGTCAATGAAGGGGTATTCACTGTAGGGCCTAATGTGGCTAGAAGTAGTTTAGGCGGGGTTAGTCCTCAGAAGGTTATGCAAGCTTCGGAGACGATGGAGAAGGAAGATCATACTGATCTAGAAGGAGGATCTTTCTGGTCATCTGCAAAGAGCATCGTGAAGAAGGGTCATAAAGCAATTCGCAAACACTCTGGGCTAGCTAAGAAACTTGGGGAAGCAGCTGGGCTTACAATTATGCCTGAAGCCGTATTAGCCTATGAAGGTGCAAAAGCTTTATCAGGTGGGAGTTCTGTTGGCGGAAAATTAGTTGGAGGAGCCCGTAGAAGGCTACGAAGAGCTTAAATTCAAAAAAATAAAATTGAATTATATATCTAAAAGCAAAAAATGTATAAAATATATAATTAAAAACAAATGTCTTACTCTACTGGAACTGTCTATAAGATAATATGTCGTTTAGACTCTGATATAGTCTATATTGGAAGTACTTTTAATACCTTGAGAAATCGGTGGCAACATCATAAGAATAGTTATAAAGAATATTTAAATGGAAGAAGTCATTGTTCTATTTATCCATATTTTGAAAAATACGGCATTGAAAACTTTAAGATTATCAAGGTGAAAGAATACGAATGTTATAGAGAAAATCGTTCTGATAGAAGACATTTGAATGTATATGAAACCCTTTGGATTAACAAAACAAAGAACTGTGTAAATAAACAAAATCCTTTTTGTATTCAGAAATTATCAGATAAATTCAGATATCAAAATACTAAAGAACAATACAGAGAACAAAGGAAAGAATACAGAGAAAAGAACAAAGAAAAAATCAGACAAAAAAAGAAACAATACAGAGAAGAAAATAAAGAAAAAATCAGACAAAAAAAGAAAGAATACTATGAAAATAACAAAGAAAAAATTTCACAACGGGATAAAAAATACTATGAAAATAACAAAGAAAAAATCAGAGAAAGGGAAGCAAAATCTAAACTCTGTATAATTTGTAAATCAACAGGAAGAAAAAGCCATTTCAAACGTCACACACGTTCTAAAACACATATACG